TTAATCGTTTTGTTTGGGGCGGTGGACATTATGACCATATCGGTAAAAACTTTAAGTTACTTCCTTCATTTCCTAAATATACCTTCACTCCAACGTCATTTAATGCCATCGAAAAGGTCTTGAATGCATTATATTCATTTGTAAACTCGCCAATACTGCCTTTTGGTGAGTATGTCCGATGGTCGACCATGTCAACACCCCAAAGTACTATTTCATCACATTCCCATGAATAAGCTAAACTGATAGCTGCAAAAGGGCTTGTCTTTGAATGGTAAAGATAGTTTTTACTTATCTTTTGGATACGGTTTGATGCAGACCATTTACGTGAGTTGAACTCATCTACATTGTGCCCTAAAACCCTAACCCATTGATTAGGGGTATTTGTGATGAAAATAGCCCTTGTATTTTTTATGACCTCCAATCTTTCTGCGGTGAATTTATTCGGCTCATTCAGGACTAAAAGGTGATCGATTGTATATCCCCACTTTCCAGCATCGTTAACCCCTATACAAGGTAACTGGCCTTTGTAGTTCTTTGCTGATGATCCACATGCTAGAATGTGGATGGTCATAGTTTAGCCTTGTTGCAATGTTGTAAAATTAATGTCTCAATGAAGTTATTAAATGACCTGTTTGTATTTCCTCCATGCTCAACAACGCATTTATAAGCTGTTTCTGATAGGGTTAATTGCTTACGCATCTTCTTTTCTTTTGCCATTTAATGTAAAAGTAACACAAAACTATCAAGATTTACGGGCTTTAGCAAAAATATTTTAGCTTTTAAGGTATTTGTGCGGATGGGTGAGGAAATCAGGGAAATAGCACTCAAGAGCATACCTGAAATTGTCAAAAAAGTGTAATGGATGGGCTTTATTCTTTACCAGAACTCCGAACCCATCTACAGACGCTCCTAAATCGTCTATTAAGTCCTTACAATTGTCTGTTATGGTAACGTCAGCGTTTTGCATGATCGAATTGCACAGTATCCTGCTGGCATCAAGTTCCTTGTTTTTAGTCTGAACCTTTAAGTTCGTGTCTCTCAACTGCAATTTCCTTTTGATAATCGTGTAATGATTGATTCCTCCTTCTAACATGGGCGTTCTATTTTTCCCTGTTGAGTCCCCAGTAACGTCCATTTTAAACAGGAAATGAGGATATTTAGCCAAAATCATATCGCATAGTTCTGGAGTTGATCCATTTGGGATCTTCATGCAGTCGAAAAACTTAAATGTCCGTATATCCTGGCCCTGACCTATACTGCAAGTCATTGGGTCAACATTAAAGTCGAACGAAATGAGGATGTTTAGGTGTGGATTAGGAGTAAATGGAATGCTGGTTTTGTGCTTCTCATCTCGGTAAGCGTACAGAAACATTTTTTCAGTAAGGTCGATAAACTCACCATAAATCTCCTGTTTTGCGGTTTCGGTGTCCATTGCCTCTTCGATAAGCTTTATTTCATCCCGGGCAATGAATGGGTTATCAAAGCCAGTGAACGATAAAATACGGTATCTGTCCTCCGTGTCAACTAATGCTTTTTCATATAACTCATAAAATTTGTGCTTCCCGGTTTTGTTACGCTTACCTTTAGGCGCTCCGGCTACAATTATCTTGGCGTTTGGAAAGTCAACAAGCATTGGAAGGACTGCATTTGTATACAGATAATCATCCTCAAGGATAATTCCTGCCTCATTTAGGAAAATAAGGTGGTATCCGAACCCTTCCCAGTTTTCAGGTCTGTCAGCACTACGAAAATCTATAGTGGCTCTACCGATCTTTAAAACACGTTCCTGGGTTCTCCATTTCCATAGGTTCTTTGGTAGTTTCTTAAGCTCAGGCATGAAATAGCGTTCTATATACTTATCAATGTTTGCGCTTATGGTGTCACCCCAAAGGAAAAGTAAGTCTCCTTTCGGTAAAAAATGATAGTCTTCGCAAAGTCCATATTCAATAAATGCGTTTGCAGCACCTTTAGTAAGGCCTCCGCGCCTACCTTTCTTTACAATTGTGAATTTTGGAAAGTGGCCTTCTGGGAAGAATAAGTCACATTGAGGCTGGCTGAACTCGAGATTAAAATCTACTGTGGTCATTTAACGACCTTTCTGGTTATGTTTAACTGGATACCGTTGTCTATCGCTATTTCCTGCTTTGCCTTGCCATAGGCGCGATCCATCAACACTTCTGCTGCCCTTACATCACCTTTCTTTGCTTTTGCTATAAGTGCGTTTAGGATTGATTTTGCGGCATTTTCGTCCGTATCGTTTATCCCGCCAAGTACTTCAGCTAAAAGTTTGTCAAGTTCTGGCAGTTTTTTTGGGGCTCCGTTGGGGTTTCCTGACTGGCCTTTTTTGAACTTACTGTGCTCTGGGGGCTTCGCATTCTTGTTTCCCATTAATCCCTGCTATTTCCCTGTAATGTTACATCCATTTCCCTGTAATGTAAAATTAGTCAAAAGCAAGGTATTTTACAAATTACCTCTGCGTTGGTCATTCCGTTTGTATCCATCGTTAGGTATAAGCTTAGATGTCAGCTTCTCTACTTGCAAAGCCAGGTCATTATTCAATTTTCTCAACATTTCATCATTTCGATGGAATGCCTCAAGCTCGTTTTTAAGGTGTTCAGACTTGACTGTTACGTAGTTCTCTGAGATGTCGTAATCAAATCCGTTTAGGTTTACTTTCATGGTTTCTTTAGTTTTTCAATGTCCTTGATAAATAAATCTATAGAAGATCTAAGCAGCCAATGGTATGCCGGTGAGGATAACAAGTTTATTGCTGCTTCAATCCCATCGTTAAACAAATTACGATTATGATGATTCTATTTGTTCGTCTTTTGCATATTCGGTTACTGGATAATCGTCACCATGTCCTTTCTCATCTTCCTTATCCATCAAAGTAACAAGTTCATTGAATATTTCTTTTCCTAATCCTTCTTCCTCTGATAGAAAAGTTAAAGCCCGCGATAGTATTATGTTCTTGTCTGTCATCAAATTAGGTATTATAATGTTAATTTTCATTTAACGATAATATTTTCTTCTTTTGTTATTAAGTCCATTGAGAAATGATCTTCCCATTTAACCGTCTCCATTGCATTTTTCAAACTTGCCTCACACGACAGCCATGCAAGTCTATCCATGAAACTTTCAATACGTTTGAAGTCGTAGCGAGAAACGAAGTCTTCTATGTTCTCACATCCCCACTGTTTAAGTAGGTTCGATTTCATTTGTTTATATCTATGGTCGTATTTCTTGTGATATTCTTTCAAAACAATATCAAGTCGCTCACTAATCCGACACTCATTACCCTCACACTTATCAATTCCAGCATCGTCTAACCGGTTATGAACGTAGTCCTTGAATGCCTGTAGCTTTTTTATTTGTTCGTCTTTTGCGTATTCGGTTACTGGGTAATCATCGCCTGACCCTTTTTCAATATCGTTCTTTGGGATTAGGTGAATCGTTTCGGTTCCTTTTTCACAATAGTAGAGACACTGAGTCTTTTTCTCACAATCAATAGTACAATGGTCTTTCCACCCATCGTCAATATTTAGCCCCTCAGGAAGTTCAAGGGTATCGTTGTGTTTAAGCTCCTTAAAATTGTTATACAACTGGCACCACTTGCCAAATAATTCTACGGCAATAAGTTCCGGGTTATCTATCTCCTTAGCGATTAATTCGCAGAGTTTTAGCTTTTCATCATACCAATTTGAAGGGTCTTTGTAACCTCCTGTTTCACTGTACCATAACCCGGTTCGGTCATCTAAATTAGGAAACTCTGGCACATCCTTCAACAAGAAAAACTTTGCCTTTCCTTCGATTAGTCTGAATTGGATTATGTCCATAGGTTAAAAAAATTTTTTATTGCTAATCGTTATACGTTTTACTAAATCGTTAGATAGTATGTTATTTAAATGTTGCCATATCGGCGGTACATCTCCTATGCCTGCTGAATTATCTGGCCTAGGTACGTTGATAAAAAAATCAAAATCAGATGTATAATCATTTATGGGTAGTGCAAAGATATATCCATAATCAATAATACCATCACGCCAATAAATCTTAAGCATTCGCCCTGGTTTTGGTGGTAGTCCTTTAAGTTTTCGATATTGCCCTTTTGTCAACTCTATTTCAGAAAATTTTTTATGTTCTTTTTTTAGATAATCGTCTGATCTCATATATCTATTTTTTTAGTAATTGGAGTTGGATTAAGTCTTTCATTTTGGTTGTTGGTTATATCATTTGATGAACTCAATTACTTGCTCATAAACATCATCTATATCTGTGGTTAGATGAATGCTTCTATAACTCCACGCTCTCCATCCAGTAGGGTCATCCAAATCCTTATCTTCAGGATATTGCTTTTCTTTTTCGTTTCTAACTTCTTTACACTTTTCAACCACAGGCATAAGCCTATTGAAGTCAATTTCTAGACCTATATCCTCACCCAGAAAGCCCGAAAGGAGCTCGCTTTCTTCTTTCGTAATTATTATTTTTTGTATTTCCATATAAATCCTTTATAAGTTTTTAATCTACCGATACAAGCATCCTGTATTGAGTGGGAATTGTAGCCTGTTTTCCTTGCTGCTTCCCCAGTACTTTCAAAGACACCAATAACACCACGGCATTCCTTTAAAATTTGATGAACTTCTTTCGATCTCCAATGCTTCTTACCAACTCTGCCAACCATTGCTTTTGGTGTTAATCCAGTTCTAATACCGTGTTTAATATTCTCGGAACGAGTTGACCATTCAAGATTTTTAACTACTGAATTGCGCTTGTTACCGTCTTTATGATTTACTTCCAACTTATTCTCTGGATTATGCAGATACTTTTCAGCTAATAAACGATGTATTGAAAATGATTTTGTCTTTCTGTTTATGGTTATATTGAGTTGCGGGTATCCATGCGACCCTACATGAATCTTAATAGGCTTGCCATATCTTCTAACATTTCCGTTTTTGAATATCTTAAAACCTAACTCCGCAATAATTTCGTTATCTGTTTTCATATCAGTAAATCCTAGTTATCATTTCATCCATCAATCTCTTAGGCCGTGTAGCCATTTCAATAGTATCGTTAATGTCAAACCTGGTATTCAAAGGATCTTCGAGCTTCGGGTGCGTTATGATCATGTGAATTTTGTCATTGCCTTTTGATTTGAAGGTTACGCAACATCCGTGCTCGACTGCAAATTCTATTATGGATTGGGTCATAGTATAGTACTTTTATATGATTTTTTTCTAACAAGTCCATCGCTAGTCATTTTTACGCCTAGCTTTTTCCAAACTACTTTGTCATTTGGAATCATAAGCCTAATACTTCCATTGTAAGGTAGATTCATAAAAAGATTATCCGCTTCTGTTATCAAAATTGGCATGTTGTCTTGATTATTATGATACCCCTCGTCTGGACTTTCATATACTCCAGCCATATCTTTTGAGTAGCAATAACCAGCATTGTTTGGCCTCCATAGGGTAACGTACTTTTCGTGCCTTATTGTGTGTGTCAGTGATATTATTAGGTACATGTGGTTTTTTTTAATTTAAGTGAATGATAGCATAGTAATCACGTAACTAAACTATTGTGATGCATTTCATTGGCTTGATCTTAACTTTACAGAGCATTTTGTTTTCATAATTTATAGTTTTTGTTTTTTAAAATTGACCCCGGTAGTTTAATATTTATACTTCTTTTTAAAACATACATCGCAATACTGTTCGCCCTGTTTAACCCTACGATTACACCCAGCACAATTTGTTAGTTTTTCCTGCTTAGTGGCTTTCATACCGTCCAAAATTTTTCAATTGAAAGATACTCCCCAGGTTCTATCTCAACTTTCTTAAGATGTGTCTCCGCTTCTAATTCAGAATTAAATTTTTCAGCGTTATTAAAACTTACAATCCAATCATGTTTATTCAAGTATGCATTATCATTAATTGCATCTATCATTTTTATTACAAATACTAGTCTCATGGTTTTTAAAGTTTTAGTAAAGTTCTCCTTTTTCGTTACGGTAGTAGCAAAGGTCATCAGCGTGAAGGTTGAAGATGTCGAAGTATTTTGACAAGATGTACTTAAATTGATCTGGACTAAGTTGGTCTATTCTTTGCACTTCAGTTCGCCTCCTTTTGCTCGATTCATATTCAAAACTAAAAACAAAATTTTCTTCATTTGCAGCCTCAAGCCTTACGTATTTATATATACTAGACCTAAGCAAAACAATGTCTACGCATTCCTCTTCTGTAATGCTCTCCAAGGGACGGAGGATGGGTTTAATACTAGCCGCACCAAAAACATCACGACCAATTGTATATTCTATAGGATCCCTTCCAAAGTCAAT